GTGCAGAAGTCCCCGATCGAGGACCTCGTCTCAGTGAATCTCTCACACTACCGGACCATGGCGGACCTCGAGAACGGGCGCCACTGGTGCGGCTCCCCCACCCCGGTGTTCCTCGGCACATTCATAACCGAAGACGGCGATGAAGTGGCCGAGGTACAGCTGGGCTCCGAGAGCGGGATTCACATGGATGAGAACTCCGAGGCGAAGTTCCTCGAGTTCACCGGAGGCGGCCTCGAGGCCCTCGAGAACGCGGCCAAGCAAAAAGAGGAGATGATGGCAGTCCTCGGGGCCCGGATCCTCGCCCAGGATAAACGCATGGTGGAGGCGGCGGAGACGGCGCAGATCCACCGTGCCGGCGAGAGCGCCACCCTTGCGAGTGTCGCCCGGGCTGTCTCGAAGTCCCTCACCCGCGTGCTTGAGCTGCTGCGAGACTGGGCTGGCGCCTCCGGAGAGGTTTCGGTCGAACTCAACAGTGACTTCATGCCCACGTCGATGGACGCTCAGACGCTTCTGGCGCTCATGAAGACCTGGCAGTCCGGCGGGATTGCGTACAGCGACTTCCTCCATGCGTTGAAGCAAGGCGAGCTCGTGCGTGACGGCCGCACCGAGGAGGAGATCCAGGACGAGATCAGCCAGAGTCCTCCGAGCTTTTCGATGATGACAGGAGGCGCCATTGGCAACAGTGAATGAGCTCCTCCAGGAGTACGGGATCAGTCACTCGGTCTACCTCGAGCGGTATAAGACGCAGGTCCTGAAGGACGTCATCGAGCTCATGGAGAAGGTGGACAAGGACCTGGTAGCCCGTATCGCCTCCCGCGCCGGAGAGGAGACCTTCACGAAGGCACGGCTCGAGCGGATGCTGCAGGACATCCGGCAGATCAACGCCGAGGCTGTCGCCGAGCTCAAGATCGGCGTGCGCGATAAGATCAGCGAGTTCGGCCAGTACGAGTCCGAGTTCCAGTCGAAGCGGATCCAGCAGGCGCTACCTATTCGCTGGCAGATCACTCAGCCGGCGCCGGATCAGATCTTCGCCGCGGTCATGGCCCGGCCGTTCGAGGGGAAGCTCTTTGAGCAGCACATCCAGCGCTACGAACAGCGCCGCCTTGAGCTCATCCAGGGCGCCTTGCGCCAGGGATGGGCTGAGGGTGAGAGCATTGACCAGATCGTCCGGCGGATCCGCGGCAGACGCTCTCAGGGGTACGCAGACGGGATCATCGAAGCAACCCGTAAAGAGGCGGGCGCCCTGGTACGCACGGCGATCAACAACACCGCCAGCGTTGCACGGGAGGAGCTTTATAGGAATAACGGTGACCTGGTGAAAGGCGTGCAGTACGTCGCCACCCTCGACAACCGCACCACGCTGATCTGCGCCAATCTGGACGGTAGCGTCTATAAGGTGGGGGAAGGCCCTCGCCCCCCGCAACACTGGGGATGCCGATCGACGACGGTCCCGGTGGTGCGCTCCTGGAAAGAACTTGGGATAGACCTCGACGAGGCCTCGGAGGGTACTCGGGCGAGCATGAACGGCCAGGTGGCGGAGAAGACCACCTATGGCGCATGGCTGAAAAAGCAGCCGGCAAGTGTGCAGAAGGATGTGCTCGGGAAAAAACGCTATCAGATGTTCAAGGAGGGAGGCGGAATCGACCGTTTCGTCCAGGACGGCCGAGTGCTCACCCTCGATGAACTGAAAAGGAAGGAAGCGGCATGAAAAGGAAGAAATATCGGGTTACCGAGAAGTTCTGCGAACTTCTTAAAGCGAAGGAGCTAAAGGTGAGCCTGGCGAGCAAGACCGAGTATTTCGGCACCTGGTACGACTGTGAAATAGAAGTCGGGCCTAATCATACGGCGACGCTCAAGATGCCGGAGGATACGATCCTCGCGAATCCTGAGTGTTTCGAAGAGATCACCAACAGCGAAGAGTACGAACTGCCGCCTGAAGAGGAGATCGAAGATGCCGGCACGAGTGAGGAAGAGGCGGAATAGATACAGAGTGGTCGAGCCTACGGGGCGCCTGGTGAAAACCCAAAAAGGTACTCCGGTTGACGGCGGTGGTCACAGGAGCAAGCGAAAGGCTCGCCGACAGGCGAGAGCGATCAATATGCGCCGGTAGGCGCATCGGGACGGAAGCGCCCGCCCGGACGGAAGTGCCGGGGAAATAACACCGGACGGAAGCGCCGGAAGAGGAGAGAATGGAATGCCGAGCGTAAAGCAGATGCTCAAACAGGTGAACGAGGGTCTTGAAGGGGCGGAAGTACCCAAAGAGACGAAAGAGCTCTTCGACAATCTCTTCGGTGAGATCGACAAGATCATCAACGAAAGGGATGAGGCGAAGGAGAAAATCCGCAATTCCCAGGGCGGTATGAGCGCCGAGGAAGCGGCGAAAATCCGCCGGGAGAATGATCAGCTTAAGGCTGAGGTGGAGGATCTCAAGGGCCAGCTTGATCAGACCACGAAGAAGCTGGAGAAGACGGAGAAGGCACGTCAGGACTACGAGACAAAGCACTCCGAGCTACAGAGCCAGATCAAGCAGGACAAGATCTCCAAGGCGATCACCGACAAGCTCTCTGAGCTCAACGTCGACAGCAGCGCAATCCCCGACGAGCGGGATCTGCTTCTGCTGCGGAACAAGGTTGAGCTCACCGATGACGGCAAGGTGATGGTTGGCGAGAAAGAGCTCGACGAGTTCATGGAGGAGCACAAGGACTCTCCTCGCATGAAGAAGATCATCAAGGCCCCTCAGAATAACGGGGGCGGGTCTGGAAACGCCGGAGGTGCGGGTTCCGGACACAATCCGTGGTCGAAAGACCACTACAATTTAACCGAACAGGGTCGAATCCTCCGGGAGGACCCTGAGCGCGCCAAGCAGCTGAAAGCTGAGGCGGGCGCAAAGGAGTAGTGAACAATGGCAAAGACGCAGATCGCTGACGTCATAGTACCCGAAGTGTTCAACCCGTACGTGGTTGAGCGCACCGCAGAAAAGAGCGGTTTCTACCGCTCCGGGATCATCGAGCGGGATGAGTCTCTCGACGAGCTCGCACGTTCCGGTGGTCGTCTTCTCAACCTTCCCTTCTGGAAGGACCTGGATGGTGACTCCGAGGTCCTCTCGGACAGCGCGGCACTCACCCCGCAGAAGCTCACCGCCGGTCAGGACGTGGCTGCCCTGCTCATGCGCGGGAAAGCCTGGAGTGCCAACGACCTGGCACGAGCCCTCTCCGGGGACGATCCCATGCGGCGCGTGGGTGACCTGGTGGCAGACTACTGGGCCCGGCAGTGGCAGGCAATCCTGATCCAAACCCTAAAGGGCGTGTTCGCCGATAACGAGGGGAATGACAGCGGTGACCTGGTGAATGATATTGCTATCGAGGACGGCAACAACGCTGCTGATAGCAACCTCATCAGCGCCGATGCAGTCATCGACTCCTGGTCCCTCCTGGGTGACTCTCTGATGGAGATCACCGGAATGGCGATGCATTCCACTGTGTACGCTAGGCTGCAGAAGCAGGGCCTGATCACCTTCGAGCCTGAGTTCGAGCAGGACGTCGGCTTCGGTGTGTACCTCGACAAGACCGTCATCGTCAATGACAGCCTTCCGAAGGTTGCCGGCGGCACCAGCGGTTACAAGTACACCACCTATCTCTTCGGCCGCGGCGCCGTTGCCCTCGGTGAGGGTGAGGCTCCCGTACCGACTGAGACCGACCGCGACACTCTGGCAGGCGATGATGTGCTGATCAACCGGCGGCACTTCCTCCTGCACCCTCGGGGGATCAAGTTTACCGACTCCTCGGTGGCCGGCAGCTCCCCTGACAATACGGAGCTCGCCAATGCCGTCAACTGGGATCGGGTCTACGAGAAGAAGAACATTCGTCTCGTCAAGCTCGTGACCAACGGCTAAGGGGCTGCAGATGGGATTAGCAGCGTTTAATCGGCTCCGGCGGGAACAGGCCCGCCGGGCCGAACTTAAGGCCCAGGCAGAGCAGCAGACTCCTCCTGCTGAGGAGGAAGGTTCTGTCAGTGAAGTAGAGGAGCTCGATAAAGAGGCACTCGTAGATAAAGCCCATGAGCTCGGGATTGGCCCGAAATCAACGCTCCAGCGGTGGGGTGCTGATCGGCTCAAGGCAGAAATCGCCGAGGCGCAGGTGGAATAAATGGCACTGGTAGTTGAGGACGGAACAGGATTGGCCGACGCAAACAGCTACATCTCAGTAGCGGACGCCGACACCTATCACAGCGACCGCGGGCACACCGACTGGACCGCTGCGGCGGCCGAGGAAAAAGAGCAGGCGCTCATCCTCGCCACGCAGTACCTCGACGGCCGTTACCGCAAGCGCTGGAAGGGTTATAAATCCACCACAGGGCAGGCTCTCAGCTGGCCGCGGCTCAATGTTCGCGACGAGGACGGCTATTCACTCGACGGCACGATCCCTGCCCGCCTCACCTACGCCACCGCCGAGGCTGCCCTCGCGCAGATCAAAGGCACTGAGTTGTCCCCTGAGCTCGAGCGGGGCGGTCAGGTGCGCCGTGAGCGCGTCGGATCGCTTGAGACCGAGTATTCGCCCGGTGCTCCGGCCAGGACAGCTCTGACAGCCGTCAGTGACCTCCTGCGGGGTCTTATTATCGGCGGCAGTGGAGCGGTAAGGATCACGCGATGAACTACAAGGCGAAGGCGCAGAAAGTACGCGAGAAACTCAAGGCCGCCGGCTACCAGGTGGCACTGCGCCGTACCACCGGCGGGAGCATCGACCCGGTCACCGGGGATGAGACTGCCGGCACGACCACCGACTACACTGGCTATGTGCTCGAGCAGAGCTACCGCCTCGAGGTGATCGACGGGACGCTCGTCAAGCGCGGCGATCGGCGGTTCATGCTGGCCCTCGAGGATACGACGGTCATGCCGCAACCCGGTGATGACCGGATAGTTGTAAGCGGCCGGGTACTCGCGATCGTCAGCGCCGAGCCGTACCAGCCCGGCGGGGTGCCGCTATACTTCGATGTGCAAGCGAGGGTTGCCTGATGGGACAGTTCGCATTGGACTTGGGGCGCTTCGGCCGGGAGGCGCAGGAAAATTGGCAGACGGTCAGCAAGAAGGTGGCCCTGGATCTGTTTCGCCGGTTCGTAATGGGAACGCCGGTGGATACCGGCCGGGCACGCGGGAACTGGCAGTGTACGATCGGCAGCCCGGCCACCGGAACGA